GTCCAGGAAGCCTTGAAAAATGAGGGGCTAGATATACAGAGGCTACAAAGCCGCCATGGTATCTTAGCTAGGAGAGCATCTACTAAAGGTAACCTTGTGACTGCCGATCTATCTGACGCATCACATGGCTTTCTGTCTAATATTTTAAACGCTCTAATGCCACGCGCATGGTATCGCGCTTGCATGTTTGGAGCCATTAGACAGGTAGAAGTCGATGGAAAGGTCTTACGCCTTGAGTCAATCATGACAATGGGCATCGGTTTTACTTTTCCGATTCAGACCTTACTTTTTTACTGTTTGCTTAAGGCAATGGCTGATCTTGCAGGTATACAAGGTTTAATCTCCGTTTATGGGGATGATCTTATATATCCGACTAAACTACATAAATTTGTAGTTGGGATCTTCTCCGATTTGGGTTTTAAATTAAATCTTGACAAGACATTCGTCAAGAGCCCCTTTCGGGAATCTTGTGGCTCTGATTTCTTCAAAGGAGTGGACGTCCGTCCCTTCTCACCTGAAGGTGTCTCACAGCACATTGGGCCAAAGCGTTACGCAGCTTTTTGCTACAAGCTGTTAAACGGTTTACTGAACAAATGGACGTACTACGAGGTTAAGTCATCTATCGACCTCCTTTTATCTGAAGTTTGTTTTGTAATGGGTTCGCTTTACATTGTTCCTGAACACTTCCCAGCAACTTCGGGTTTGTGTTCTTCGACAGAGTATTGCAACCCGACCAATCTTTTTCCGTGGTATCTGTCTCCTAAGGGAAGAACTTTTTCCAAGGAGTCGTACCGTTACCATTTCATGTATTTACGTGAAATGCCTCGTCGCCGATTTGTCCGCTCAGTTTACCCATACCTTTGGGAAACGCTGAGGGAGCTTGCTACACGTGAGCAAGCCGACGAGCTGCCTCTCTTCCCTTTGCCTTCACCGGCAAAAGAACCTATCTTTAAGTATAGGCGGGTAAGAGAAAAACTTTCAAAACAGAAAGGGCAGTCCTGTAACGTGAGAAAGGTTGCTACCGTAGCCTCGAAAGACTCGAGTAGTAGCAGGTACG